GGTCAAATCCCCCAACGCGGACACTTCATACAAACCAAGCCTGACGAGGGTTGGTGTTGCCCCGGCAGCGGTGGTGTCGGTGTAGGTGCGGATTTTCCCGATCACATCAGCGCGGATAGCGGTGAAGAAACTCAGGAACACGGCACCGCTGGACATGGCTTTCGATGATTGGATCAGTTCGCGCGGGACCACTGCCTGACCGGTGGAGAATTCCCCTGGAGGTCGTTCATCCCAAATCACCCCTTTGGCTGTTGTGGAGAAAGCCACCGCCCCGCCCCGCACATCACGAATCAGCACATTCTCAACCTCAGTGACATACACGGCACCGGACGTACCCCCACCGGGCACGTCCTGACCGGTGTTTACCGCATTCACGTGTTCAATGCTGATGTTGGAATTGCTGGTATAGGTTCCGGCGTCAATGGCAACCAACACACCGGCCTGGGCGATACCATCCAACAGAATGTTGGATACGAAAATGTCCTTGCACCCGTTGATTGCAACACCCCTGCCGGTGCCAATGTTGTAACCTTGGATATCGTTGACAACAATATCCTCAATTTGTGCGTAGTTGGTTGCGCCGTCATTGGTGTAGGCGTTGATGCCAACAATATCATCGCCAAGATTGTAGGCTTTGACATGCTCAATCAAACCGCGTTTGGAACCGCGTGAAATGTGGATGCCGTCTGCGTAGGTTCCGTCAATGTGAACATTGGAGATACGGAAGTCTGTTACCTCACTTGTCCAAATAGCGCATGATGTGGATTTCCCAAACCACACATTCCTTACGTTGAAATCCGTTGTCTGCCGTGCACGGAGCAAACCCCACACCGAGGTACGCGCAACGGCGTTGGATGCTTTAATGGTGCAGTTTTCCACTGTGAAACCGGTTACCCCGATAGCCTCAAACAAGCACTCCGACGCCGTGCCGCCGTCAATGTAATCCAGGACCGAACCCTTGCCGTGTCCCCGAATGGTGATCCCGGCAGCGGGAACCGTGATTTTCGTGGATTTCATGGTTTTGTTGGCCGGAATAATCAGTGTTCCACCGGCAGCCGCCGTAACAGCAGACTGGAGGGTGGCGGTTTCATCAGTACCGTTGAACAACCCCCGCAGCACCGAATACTTGGTATCGAGGGCAACGGCGGTGTTGCTGGCAGGGTTGCCGATCAACCCGCCCATTGCGGCGTCATTGAGCGCTGCAAGTTCCGCTTCAACATCGGCCATGAACTGATTGAACAGGGTTTGCCACCCGGTTTTGGCTGTGTTGATATCAGCCTCAGCAGCGTCCATGCGAACATCGACTGCGGTTTCGTGCGCGGTGATTTCGGCGTTGACGCTTGCCTCAAACGCGGCAATAGCGGCGTCGATTTCGCCTTTGTAGGCAATGATGGTGTTTTCGGCGTTTTCGATACCGGCGTTGAATTCCTCAATGATGCGTTCCATTTCCCCGTCAAATTCGGGTCGCAACGTATCATTGATGTAATCACGCAGCAAATAGAGGATTTCCAGATAGGTTACCCCGTCCCGGTAGGTAAACGGGGTGATGTTGTTTATCGGGCCAATCCTAAAAGGGAAATCCGTAATAGCCATAACCGTAGCCTTGCCTTTCAGTGAATTCGTCCCCGTTTGACCATATCAGCATAAACAGCGATTCCAGTTCTTCAAGGATCATCATATCGATGTTCACCAACGTTTGACGATATTGAGCTATCAACACCGCCGAATGACCCTGGAAACCTGAGGTTGTGGAATCTACTGTGCCGTTTTGCGTGCCGGAATTCGTTTCCGTCGTTGTACTAGCCGCGAGTGCATCGGATACCGAATCCTGAGCGCTTGAGGCATAATCCCCGTCACCGGCCAACCGTGTTTGCGGGAAATCCGATGCAACCACCCTGGATTTCGCACCGCTGTTTGACTCGTTGGTGGAATTACCTTCACCGGTTGTTTCCCCTTCACTTGTGGAAAGGTTCCGAATGTTGATGGTTTCCAAGGGGTTGAGGTCAATATCAGACAAAACGTAGTGCTGATTGTACAGGGGCATGATGAGGTTCATTTTTCGCCGGTAGGCGAGTTTGAACAGTTCGATGGTTTCCTGCCCGATTTCCCTGTTCCAAAACCAATCCTTGATTGTCTGATCCAGGGTTTCCCGGTATTCCTCTTTCCATATCGGATATTCGGCATCCAGCAATTCGGGGTCAATCTCTAACGCGTCTTTCAGGGTGATAGTGAACGTTGCCATTTCATACTCCCTCTAAGTAGGGAATCGCCAACTGGGGTGTTTCAGGTGTATCCAGGTTGAACCGCACCGAGACATTCAACAGTTTGTACATGCGGTTGATTTGTTCGCATGCCTGGAGTCGGGCGTTCATGTTGATTGCGCGCGTTGCGGCTATTTGCTGATCGTTCGCTGACACTTCATCGGCAACGAGCCTTTCGCGTTTTTCCTGATTGGCATTATTGATGCCAAGCAGGGTCATGCATTCATTCCACATTTTCACTTTGGCGATTTGCAGATTCGGCAGCATTTCAGGGTGTGGGGCAAGGTCCATCACGTCAATATCTTCCATGTTCAATTGCCGTGTACCGAAAACAACCTCCTGCCCTTCCATCATTTGCCGAACAAGGTTCACCCACGATTGACGCTGATCCTCAGTCGTGCGGATAACCTTTGTTTGCCGCATGTTCCGCGCACAAATCTCTATCGTGCGGTCAATGTCGGCAAGTTTCTTGGAATATAGCAACACAATATCCAAATCAGGTGTCCGCAGATAGTTGCTCCAAATAGGAACACAGTTCTTTGGTCCGAGTGTTTTATTGATCATTGCCCCACCGGTCACCGTGAAACTCGTAGGGTTATCGTACATGTTGGTGCGTCCCGCACCGGATGCCCTCAGCGTCAAATACCGGTCAATGTCCTTATCCCAATAAAACACCGCCAAGCCGTGATAAAACAACGTCAATTCCAGGAAACGCTCATCCACCGTATCCGGCAAACCAACCCACTTGAAACGGTTAGCACACAACTCCGTCAACACCCGCAAATACATACGCTCCGTAAGTACCTGCTGATTGTTGACCGGGTTGTTCCGCTGCCCACCATTCAAATGAGGCTCATAATACTGAGTAAAAACAAGGTCGTTTTTCTTCCGGCTCATAACTGGATTCCTGCCACGATTGCGTTGTCTGCTATGTCGATGTTTCCTATGTCGGCGGGGTTGTTCCAGACTGTGACGCCTTTTTCAAAGATTCCCCGTATTGCTTGTTTGAATGTTTCGGGGCATTGCGCGGCTGTGATGTAGGTTTCCCGTAGTTTCCAGTAGGTGAATTTGGTCATGACCATGAGGGATGCTGGCATGGTGCCGAACATGTTTATTTGGTACCCGTACCGCAGCCAATATTCCCCGATGGTCCGCATTGCCCCGGCGTTCAACATTTTGACTTTAATGTCATATCCCCATTTGTAGGTTGCAAGGTTAAATGCGTCCCCTCCCACCTGCCCCGCCGTGGTGGGTTGGATCAGCCTAGCGTCCTGTACCTTGGCATTGATCGCGGCGATTTGGTTTTGATAATCGCCGCGTGCCGCGTAATCCGCGTAATTCTTATTCGTGTCCCGAACGTATCCCTGTTGCTCAACCGTGGCCCGGTTCGAGGAACTAGAAAGATTGTTGGCAATGCCTAGCGATTGGTTGTTTTGGTTGACCTCAATCGCCCATGACGCTACCTGATTGGCTACCCCCATCAATGCCCCGGTTGCCGCGCCAACCGGCCCACCCTTGGCACCCCCGGCAGCACCGGAAATGCCCCCGTTGATGGAACCCTGCAATGCCCTCCAGGACGCCGTTTCGTTGGCAAGGGACGTGTTTTGCGTAGCAGCGTTGATTCCTAGACGGTTCAACTGTTCGGACAGTTCCATCCCTGAGGTTGCCTGATCGTAGGACATTTGATTACCGGTCAAGGCTCGTTGCTGTGACCATTCGGCGCTGGCATGCTGGAAAGCTATGCCGTGGGTGTTCGCCGCAGCGTATTGGATGTACCCGTTGTTGACAAGGCTAAACGTGGGGAAATTGAAAATCCCGGTAGCCATGTCATAGAATTCCCCGCCGTCATTGATCGTCCCATAGGTGCCGTCAATGTCGGGATCGGCTCCAGGGTTCGCCGCATTGTACCGGTACGGGTAAAACATGATCCTCGCACCGGACGACGCGAAATGCGGAACCTCCATGACCGTTGCGTGGGAGTCGGCCCAATTCTCAGGTTTCAGCACGAGCGGTGTCCCGGTATAGCTCGTCATTTCCAACACCGTATAAGGAAACACCTTGAATTTTTGCAGCAAGCCGTAGCGGTTGCCGTCACCCATCGGCAACTCATTCCGCCAATTGTTCCGCATGGGAACTTTGTTGCGGCGCAACTGTCCAGGGTCGATTTCCCACACTGACACGCCCTCAATCATTGTCGAGACGGCTTGTATGCCGTACTCCGACATTTTGGGGATAGCGGTAATGGACACAATCCCCTGGGTGATCCAGGGACGGTCGGAGAATGCTTCCATAAACTGCTTGAAATGATCCAGGTTCGAGAAGATGTACATTTCCGCGCCGTTGGGCAGGTTTTCCAATTGGGAACCTTTGGCGGAATGCAATTGCGGATTCTCAATGGTTCCAGGGTCTTCATTGAGGGCAACAGTGGAGGTTACAAGGATCGAATAATTTTCGTCCCGCGCACTGGCTATTGTGTGCTTGTACTGGGTAATGATTTGGTATTCCCCGCCAATATCCAAACCCTCAGGAACGGTGAGATAGGTTCGCCCATTATCGGAAAACTGATTTTCGTTGGCAATACCAATATGACCGCGCTCAATAAAGCAATTCCCGAATGTCACCCCATAACCGAATGTCTGCCACACATCCAGTTGAATTTGCATTTCCGTGGTATTCGGTGCCACATACCGCACATCGGTAATGAAATAATAAAAGGATCGCGGCATATCACCGACAATTGGCTGTGCCGGGTTAGCAGCACGCAGATAGTTATATTTGAATGCCTGATTGAACGGCACATTTACGCGCACCGGCTGACCCACCTTGGCATACGTCATATTCTCAATGGTCACAATGGGACCGCTTTGAGTGGTCAGATAAGTGTCCAAATCAGCCTGACCGTTGGCGAATTTTACAATGTCCCGGTAATCGGCGTTCCAGGGAACATTGCACAAAGTCACAATTGTCCCGTTAGACCATACCGCATAATTGAAATCAAGACCGGCTGTTGTGTCCGGTGGCAAATCATAAATACCGCTAGTCATATTGTCGATTTCCTTTTACTCGAAAGGATTACTTGCTGCACTGCATTTGTCATATGCAATTGCCCACAAAGTCATTATGGCACAAACAAAACCCCCGCAGCCTCAAGGCAACGGGGGTTTTGTTTT